CACTTTACTAAAGAAAATAAAGTAATAAATTTTAGTGCAATAATTAGTGGGGTAGATATCTCTACTGGCTTGAGTGGGATTGTTGATGAGAATACAAACACTCCAAGTAATATATCGTTGCAGACGATAAATCCTGTATCTATAAAATCTTCTGACAAGTCTCTTGTTGAATTTTTACCAGACAGTATTGGCCAGTTCTTCTCCCCACAAAAACCAGTAGTCACTTTACAAGAAGCTAGTAAGAATACTTACAAAGGTGTTAAGGATTTACTTGAGTCACTTTTTATTGATGGGAATGTTCAACTGGTTACTTTGTACGAGTATGAAAATAATAAATTATTTAATACCCCTATAAAAGACTTGGTGTTAACAAACCTAACATTTAAAGAAGATGCAGATAGTGGTGATGGTTTGTTCATGGACTTTACTCTTGAACAAGTCACGTTTGTAAAAACAAAGAAATCTTCAATACCAAAAGATGTTGTAGACAAATACAAAAAACAAGTTGCATTAGAGCAACGTATCACTGGCGGTACAACTAGTACTGTTAAGAAAACTCCATCTGATCTTGAAAAGGAACAAATGGATAATGTTGAGAAAGAACAGCAAGACCGTAAAGAAGATGCTGATCCAGAGAATTTCATTTACAATAAAAGGGTTAGATAATGACAGAGTATGTTCAAACTTCATGTCCGCTTTATGACCTACCCTACTATTCATATAAAATATCCTTGGAACAAAATTCATATACTCTTGTATTTATCTACAATGAAAAAATGCAATTGTATATGATGTCTTTAAAAGACTCTGTTGGAAACTTGATTGTATCTGGTATAGGACTAACACCCTACTACCCTCTTACTTTCGATTATGTTATTCCTGATCTAAATGGGTATTTCATGCTTGAGAGCTTAGGTTCTCCTAGTACTGAGTATTATAAATTGTATCCAGAAAATCTTGGACAGTATTACACCCTATCTTATTATAATTTGAGTACTTAAAATGCCATTACAAATTAACAGAAAATACAGTTTAATTGTAGGTGATGTTAATTCTAATGACGGCCTACTTATAGAGAATCATCAAATAACATTTGATATAAGTAGGACCTCTGATAACAGTCAAAGAACAAACTCAGCAGCAATAGAAATTTATAACCTTAATGATGATGAAGTAAAAATTTTAGAGGATAACGATTTCCTAGCTGCTCAATTTAAAGTTGCTTACAATGATGGTGACTTGCAAGAATTGTTTTCAGGACAAATCGTAAGATCAAGCACTAAAAAAGTTGGGGCAGATAGAGTTACACAGATAGTTATGGGAGAAGGTTATGTAGACCTTACTCAAACCCAACTGTCTGGTTTAGTCCCTTCTGGCAAAACAGTTAAGGATGTTGTTAAAGCAATATTCAAAACTTTTAAAGTTAAAGCAAAAGTGAATGGAGCCCCCAATACAGAGGGGATTAGCCGTGGAGTATTCTCTGGGACTAACTTAAACAACTCTGTTATTTATGGATACCCACTCTCTGGTAATCCTACACAAATGCTAAATGAGTTGGCAGCTACTTATGGTTTAGAGTGGCACACTCATGGAAATACTTTGTACGTTAATAATAAGCGCACCACTTGGAATGAGAGTTTTGGTGATGCCCCTGTGATCTCTAAAGAGACAGGTCTTATCGATAATGTATTTTCGGTTACAGGTGATAAAGGCAAAAAAGCCATAACTGATAAGTCAGCGTTACGTGGAATTCAGTTTAGAAAATTAATTGATACCGAGATCATCTGTGGTCAAATAATTAAAGTTGAAGACGACATTATTAAGGGTTGGTATATCGTAGATGAAATCCGATATACAGGAGACTACAGAGGCAATGATTGGTACATGGATATCAGAGGGACAGAAATATCCCAAGCTAATATTCAAGTTCTACAGTCCATCTCTACAGACGCAGAAAGAAGAGCTGATGAAGAGGCTGAACAAAGCCCTGAGTTAGAGTTCCCACAAGAGGGTTAAAATGAGAGATATCTCTTTACAGGAAGTATTAAACAATGCTTTCAATTTCCATACTTCAGACATGTACACAGCTATACCGGCTGTGGTACTTGCTGTGAGAAGTGAGGCAGAACAACTTATAGATGTTCAACCCTTAATTAATATAGCCAATGTCGATTCTACACACACAGAAAGGCCCCAGATATTGGGTGTGCCTTATATCTTCCCAGCTACCTCTACAAGCGCTTTAATTCTTCCTGTGAACGTAGGGGATACCGTTCTCTTAGTCTTCTCTATGAGGGCTCTGGAGAGCTTTAAACAGGGGTCTGGCATACCAGCTAACCCATTGAACTGGGCCAGATTCAATAAGAAAGATGCAATGGCCATTTTAGGACTCTTTCCTCAGAAGAAAGCTGTTAACGATCCTAAGAAACATACTAACCCACACTCAACAAAAGATACAGTACTTGTCCATAATCTTGGAACTGCTGATGAAGTCGAAGTTAGACTAAAGTCAAATGGCGGTGTTGTAATCAATTGTAAAACTGCTGAAGTTAACGCTACTCAATCTGCCCACATAGAAACACCTAATCTTACAGTAGATGCAGATAATACTACTTGGAACGGAGATATAAGTTTGAACGGTGGACTCACTGCCACTGGGGATGTGCAGGCTGGTGGTAAATCACTTATCAATCACACTCATCCATTCGTTGCTAAGGCTGGTACAGATCCTGCGGTTACATCCACACCTATTTAAGAGATCAATATGGATTTACTTTTAGACAAAGAAACCAATGATTTGTTGTTTATTAATGGGGAGGTCAAGGCGACAATTGAACCTCCTGAAGTTACAGCTCAGAGGCTTTCCATAAGATTACTTACTTTCAGATCTGAATATGGGTTTGATGTTAATTATGGAGTTCCTTACTGGCAACGAATATTCGGCACCAAGATTGGTAAAGCAGATGTTGATCTAATTTACCAACAAGAAATTTTAAAAGAGGAAGCTGTTAAAGAGATAGTTTCCTTCTCCTCTACTCTAAGCAATAGAGTTTATAGTTGTACATTCAGTGTTAGATTAAAGACTGGACAAGTTACAGCCCCCATAACAATCACACCAACACCTTAATGGAGCTTTTATGGCCTTTGGCGTAACCTCTACAGGCTTTGTCATAAAACGTTTAGAAGATATTCTAACAGAACAAAGAGCAAGAGCTGTAGGCATATTTCAAGATCTGGTAGGCCCAACTGATGTTGTGGATACTTCAGATAGTTCGACAATTGGTAGACTAATAAATTTAGATTCTGTAGGTGATGCTCAACTATGGGAATTAGGACAAGCCGTCTATTCTGCCTTCGATCCTAATACAGCTACAGGCATACCACTAGATAACTTAGTTGCTTATGGTGGAATAACACGATTAGCAGAAGCGAGATCAACTGCATTAGGTTTATTTTCAGGATCTAACGGTACACTCATTCCAGCAAATAGTTATGTTAGTGATACCACTACAGGAAATAGATTTTATACTGTAGGTAGTGTTGCACTTAATAATTACAATGCCTCAGCAATTACTATCAGTGTTGTGGCAGTAAATAGTTTTACTTACACAATAAATTATTCTACGACTTCTTCTACAGTAAATACGATTACTTACACCTCCGATGGATCAGCTACAGTTGCTGAAATATTGGCAGGATTATCTTCAAACATTTTAACAGCTCATCCAACAGTTACTAGCACTATTGATGGAACCACTTTAGTTATTACTAAAACAGATCCGTTCCAAGTTAGTACTTTTACTCCTTCAGATAATATTACTATTACTAAAGTTAGTAAAATTGGTAATTTGCAAGCAGATGAAGTTGGTGTTATCTCTCAACAAGCAAATACTCTTACCACTATACAAACCCCAGTTTTAGGATGGGATAGCGTAACAAACCCATTAGCTGCTGCTGAAGGAAGAGTGAGAGAATCAGACGAAGAGTTGAGAGTTAGATTCAGAAACACAAAGTACTTAAGAAGTTCAAATATCCTTGATAGTTTGTACTCTGCCCTTTTCTCTGTTGATACTGTAGAAGATGTTAGAGTTTATGAAAACGATACAGATGAACCTTTAGCACTATCAGGTTCGTATAACCTAGCCCCTCATAGTTTTATGGCTGTTGTTACTGGTGGTTCTCTGCCGGACATTGCAGAAGCCATTTGGAGAAATAAGCCTTTAGGTATTGGGCCTGTTGGTAATACTCCTGTAACTATTTTAGACAGCCAAGGATTTCAACATACAATTTATTTTGAAATTCCAAATCCAGTTACAATTTATGTTGATATAGATCTTACAATAGATCCTACAGTTTATCCTGCAACAGGGAATGAAGATATTCAAAATGCAATTATAAAATATGCCTCTGATAATTTTAACGTGGGCGATGACGTAATTACATCAAGATTATATACACCAATAAATAGTGTTCTTGGTCACCAAGTAAATCATTTATATATTGGAACTTCACCATCCCCAAGTAGTGGGGCAAACATAGCAATAGATTTTAATGCAATAGCTAGCTTTGAGTCTGTGAATATAAATATCACAACCTAATAGGAAATCACAATGGCTATACCAGATATTGTTGAAAACGATTTTCTAGAAGAAGCTAGATTAGAAGTTACTCAACAATTTAAAAATAAAGATGTCTTCGATAGATACTTGCAACTCTTAGTTGGGGAGCAAGAAAATGTTCAAGAAATGTTTAAGCAACTACTTCAAATGAGAAGTATTGATGAAGCAGTTGGTGAACAACTAGATATTGTTGGAAGAATTGTTGGGCAAAATAGAGAACTTATTCAAGCAGACCTATACAATTTTTTCTCTTTTTTAGGGCTTACTGTAGATGGTTTGAGTGGGTTCTCAAGTTTAAGTGTTGCTGGTTCAGGGGCCCCATTCTATAGTAATGGAAGACCCTCTGGAGGAAACATTCTTTTAGATGATAATTCTTTCAGACTTTTTATTAAAGCTAAAATACTAAAAAATAATACAGCATCTACTCCAGAAGAACTTCTTGCATTTGTTAACTTTTTATTTGGTGAGAATACGCCTGCACAACTGCAAGAGGGCACTGCATCATTCACTTTACTTTTTGGTAGAGTGCTTTCTAAATTTGAAAGAATTCTACTTAATTATGTTTCTTACTCTAGTGGATACCCTTCACGATTAATCCCAAAGACAATTGGTGTTAAATCTAATTTTGGGCATTACGATGCACGCAATGTATTTGCATTTCAGGGTGTTCCAAATGCCAAGGGCTTTGGGGATGAAAACGTAATTAGTGGATATGGGTATTTATACGGCTATAACTGGGGAACAGATGCAGTTACAGTGGACATAGGTGGCTATTTAGCTACAGAGTATTAATGAGAAATTATGACTAATATTACAAAACCTTCAGACATAAATAAAATATGGGCTGCTACTGGTGACAAGCATTCTCCAGACGATGCAAAAATAGCTTTAGGGTATATTGTAGAGATCCCTACTCTGCAACAATTCAATTGGATGATTAATAAAATCGATCAATCAATTGCGCATATAAATCAACACGGTGTCCCTATTTGGGATGATGTTACAGAATATCAAGCTGGTACTAGTTGGGTTCAAGGCAGTGATGGAAATATCTATCCTTGTAAAGTAACTAACACCAACCAAAACCCTACAACAGATACTACTTTTACTTATTGGGGTATTCCAATATATCGTACTGGTGCTGGCCCTGAACAAACTCCTACCTTATCCAACTCTTGGACTAACGTAAGTTTAAGATATAGATTTTTTAATAATTCATTACACATTTATGGATCTATATCTGGTGGTACAAGAACAGACGGTACTACTACCTTTACTCTTCCAACAGCTTATAGACCAACTGCTGCACGAAGAGCATCTCTAACCAACATCGCCAGTGGCGCTGGACCTTCTTACTCTCTTATAGGTACTGATGGCACAGTTAAAATATACAATACGGGCGCAAGTGGCGATTTATTCTTTGATAGTGTTATCCCACTTTAATAGGAAAAAGTAATGGCAGAAATTACAAAACCTTCAGACATAAATAAAATCTGGAGTAGTGGTGGAGTTAAAACAACTCCATCTGATGCAAAGATTATACAAGGTTGGATTATTGAAGAACCACCAAGAGAGTGGTTTAACTGGCTTGATAATAAACAAGACCAAGCAATTGCGCACAACAATCAGCATGGTATGAATTTATGGGATGCATCTACACCATATATAGCTAATAAAAGTTGGGTGCAAGGGAGTGATGGAAATTTTTATATCTGTAAAGTAGATAATACTGGAACAGATCCTGTAGCAGATCTTTCTGAATCTGTATGGCATAAGACTTTAGATAAATCTGGTGCTGTTGCTGCTTCATTGTATAGCTCATATTTTCTAAGTTTACTCTCTTCTCCAAATGCTAATAACTTATTAACGTTGCTTGGTGGTGGTACTGCGGGTAAGAATGTGTTTACAGCTACTACACAAGCTGCTGCTGCTTCTGCGGCAGGATTAATTAAAGCTGATGATTCAGATGCTATCACTGCAACTGATGATAATAAATACTTAACCCCTAAAAAATTACATTTAGGATTCTCTTCTAACTTAGCTTCGAATGGATACATTCAATTTCCTACATGGCTTGGTGGATTTAGAATTCAGTGGGGACAAATTAACGCAAATAAAGACGCTGACGTTTTTACTAGCTTAAGCTTTCCTACAAATTGTTTTGTGGTTAACTTGAACTATGCCCAATCTATTGGTCGTGGTGATGTGAGTTTGTCTGCATACAACATAACGAAAAACGGATTCACTACAAACTTTCACAGAGATGCAAGTGGGCCAAGTATAATAGCGGTGAGCTTTCTCGCTATTGGAAATTAATATTATAAGAGAGATGCTATGACACAAATGACAGATCCATTCTTCCAAACCAAATGGGGATGGAGTGATGGGGATAATGCTTGGGGCACAGGCATGAATGAAAACTTATTAAAGTTTTCTTTTTTGCTTAATAGACGATTAGATGGAATTGTTAGTTCAATTTCTACCACTCCTGCTTCTGATGGATTAGCATACTTTTTAACAACTGATAATCACGTTTACTTTAGTGGTAATGGTGTTTGGTACAATACAGCTCTGCCTAGAGGGTTTGAGCTTATAATGAAAGCTGACGAATCCCACTATGAATTTAATGGGACTACGCTAGTTCCTTCTTCTGTTTCAGGTTCAGTAGCTTGGGCAGACATCACTGGTAAACCATCTACTTTCACACCTTCAGCACACACACACATTATTGCAGATGTTACAGGATTGCAAACAGCTTTAGATGGTAAAGTTGATGTAGTAAGTGGTAAAGGTCTTTCTACCGAAGATTATACAACCACAGAGAAAAGTAAATTAGCCGGAATCTCTGCTGGTGCAGAAGCTAACACTATTTCTTCTGTTGGTGCTGGTACAGCAAGTTTAGTAAGTGGAAAAGTTGGTGTTGATTTACAAATAAAAAGTTTGGTTGCTGGGAGTAATATCTCTTTTACTCAAACTGGTGATACAGTAACTATTAACTCTTCTACAGGTGGTACAGGTGTTGTAAATAGTGTAAATGGATATACTGGAACTGTAGTATTAACTAATGCTGATTTAGGTTCTACTCCAACCACAAGAACATTGACAGCAGGTAATGGTTTAACTGGTGGTGGAGATTTATCTGCTAACAGAACATTCACACTTGGTACACCTTCTACAATTTCTGCATCATCGACAAACAGTGTAACAGGAACAACTCATACGCACTTGCTGAGCATCACTGCTGCTGATATTGGTGCAATTGATGTTGCCACAGTAGATACACGTTTAGGTACTACAGGTAATCTTGGTACTATCGCATTACAAAATGCAAACAACGTTACTATCTCTGGTGGGATAATTAATGGTACAAGTATTGGTGCCACTACAAGATCTACTGGTAATTTTACTAACGTTGACTTAAATGGTAATTTGACATTATCTGGAAGCGCTAAGAGAATATTGGGTGATTTTAATAATGCCACTCATTCAAATAGACCTCTCTTTCAAACAAGTAATGCAAACTCTTCAACTGGTGTTGGTGTAATTCCTAACGGAACAGGTACTTCTGGGGTTTTTAATACTTATAGTTCTTCTGATGCAAGTAATTCTTCTCTCGGACAATTTTATACAGATGGTACTAATACAGCAATTTCTGCAACCAAGACAGGTACAGGAAGTTACTTACCAATAAATTTCTACACTAGTGGTGCTCTTCGTTTAAATATAGCAACAAATGGAGTAATAACTTCTAATAGTAAATTTGTTACTGATTATACAGGGAACGGTACACTTACTTACACAGATGGTGGAATATTAGTTAAATCTGATTCAGCGAATCAACCGCTAATAGGTTTTTATAAAACAGGTGCTGCTGGTGCTGGTACACTTTACTTTGATGCTGCTGGATATTTCCAGTTACGAGGTACAAGCGGTTCTGGCGGTGGGGTAAAAACAGGGGTTCTTGAAGTTGATTCAAGTATAACAGCGGCCAGTTTAAACTTAACAAGCAGTGGTCCTACATTAATATTTACAGATAACAATAGTCCTGCAACTTCTATGCTTGCTTATCATAGTTTTCATGATAACACTAATGCTGAAGTTGCATGGATGGGTATGGGTGCTGGTAATGGAGAAATGGGATTCTCTAACCAAACTAGAAATATTAAATTTCTTTCTCCCACTGTTGTAAGTTCTAGTTTAGATGTTGCAGGAATATTTACAGCAACTAATACAGGAAATATTTATAGTTCATCAACAGGTCCAGTTTTAAATTTAAATACTGGTGGAACTTACGGAACATTAAATTTCCAGAGAGGTGGGACAGGTAGGGGTAGTATCTCTTGGGACGCCGCTGGTTTTGTTTTAAATGATGCTAACGGTAATGCTCGTATCACTATCTCTAATGGTGATGTTTTAATTAATGGAACTGGTTTGAATGGTGATGGAAGCAGATTATCAAATCTTAATGCGAGCAATATTACTTCTGGTACTCTATCTAACAGCAGACTTGCTTTTAGTATCAGCACATCGTCATCCGCTTCCACAGTAGTTCAACGCGATGGTTCTGGTGACACGTATCAGAGAAATGTGTTTGCTGTTGGTGGATATGTTCAAGCTTCTGCTGGTGGTGGATTCTTAAGTGACGTTTACATAGCTAACGCACAAAACCCAATTTGGAGATTTGCATCTTCATTAGGTGTAGGGTTGAGTTATTTTGGTGGTAGTGCCGGTTATGGTGGAAATGATTCTATTGGAATACACTTTGGTACAGCAAGTACTGCTGGTTCTGCTTTCATATTTACACAGGCTGGAAACTATATAGTTGGTGGTAACATCACTTCTAGTGGAGGAATTTTCTCAGGAAATGGCTCAGGTCTTACTAGTTTAAATGCTAGTGCTCTTTCATCGGGTACGGTTTCAACGTCTCGTCTTCCTGTAGCTTCTACTTCAGCGTATGGTATAACACAACTTACTAACTCTGTTACTAGTTTGACAGGTGCAATTGCTGCAAGTGATACTGCTGTAGCCTCTGCATATAGTTTAGCAGCATCTGCAAGTAATACTGCTACTACAGCAAACTCAAAAATTGATACTCAGATCGCTACACCAGAACAACTTTTCCAAAGTCTTGGAAGTGTGAGTGGTGCTGTTAGCATTACCGCATCTAGTGGTGTTCATGTCATTGCTACAGTGAATGGAAATACAACATGGACATTCCCTTCACCAAGTACTTTCACTAGAGTGTATGCTTTAACTTTAGAATTAACGAATGGTGGTTCTTATACTATGACATGGCCTGCTGGTACACGTTGGGCTGGTGGTGTTGCTCCAGTGCTTACTGCTTCTGGTACTGATATATTAGTGTTCACTAAAGCTGGTAGTAATGCTTGGAGAGGGTACTTATCTTCTAAGGATAATAAATAATGGCTGGAGTTAGTACAGGAATAAGTTTGTTACCTACTTTCACATCTGGGCATCCACTCTACAACGGATTAATAATGTGGTTGGATGGAGCTAGTACTACAGATTCTTATAATAGTATAACTCCATATGCTGCTAATAGTATATCAACATCTTCTTCCTTCCCAGTAAATGCTGGGTTAGGAAGTTACATGAAATCCTCTCATGGTAGTGTTAGATATCAACCGCCTGCTCCGATAGATTTTGGTGGATCAGGTAACACTTTCAGATACGCATCAACTGTTTGTTTTTGGGCAAAACTAAATGCTACAAATTTCACAAATAGTAACGATTGCAGACTTGTTCTGTTTCAAGATTCATCAGGAACTGATTTAGGATTTCTTGCAGCTAGACAAAATGCTCTTGGTACTTACAGAGTCTTTAGTTACTCCACTCTTTTAACTGGAACATTTAGCACAAGTACTTGGTATTTCTTTGCTTATCAATCTCATCCTAACGCTGGTGGTTTAGGAACTAGTTGGTATTGGGGACCTCAAGGTAGTGGATCTTTAACTTCTATTACTCGTAACAGTGTACCTGCTAATGAACCCAATTCTGCACCAGCAAGAATAATATTTGGTGACTGTGAGATAAATAATCCATCTAGTGGAATATCTATTGATATGG